GCGACCGCCCGGGAGATCGCCGCCGACATGCGCGCGCAGGTCGCCAGGCCGTTCGTTGTCGTGAACTTCGGCGTCAACGCGACCGTCCCGAAGTTCACGCTCGGGCCGGTGTCGAGGGCGTCCGCGCAGGAACAGATGGACTTCCTGAAAGGCCTCGCCGCCGGCACGGCGAGCCAGCCGGGCGCGCAGTCGATCGTCCCGCAGGAGTTCATCGACGAACTCGTAATGAAGATCGCCGGCTACCTCGACTTGGACACCGACAAGGTCGCCGCCGCGGTCACCGATTCCGCCGAACAGGCTGCGGCGACGCTGCCAGCGGACGGAGTCACGACACCGCAGGCAGCTGCGGTTTCCGGCGCGGTCGGCGCGGCCACCCAACTCGTCCAGCAGGAGGCAGCGGCAGCATGAGTATGGACATCGAAGGTCGGCACCCGAGCACGCAGCACTTCGCGCCGCTGTTCACGTTCGATCATCTCCCGGCAGGCATCATGCGTGAAACCAGCGCGGCGTGTGCGATCCTCGCGCAGCGCATGATCGACACGCTGCCGGACGGACCCGAACTGTCCTCGGGTCTGCGGAAGCTGCTCGAAGCGAAGGACTGCTTCGTCCGGGCCTCAATCGGTCATGGCTGAGCCGTCGCACGTACACGCGACGCTCGCGAAGCACTACCCGACGCGCGTGCTCGATTGGGTGAAACGCGCGACATGGAAACGTGACCCGGCGGTGCCGCTCGCGAAGATCGACATGTCCCGTCGGCCCGGTGGACGTGACCCGCAGAAGGTCGCGAGCATCGCGCAGGCGGTCAACGACGGCAAGCCGATGCCGCCAGTTGTGCTCGTCGACACGGGTGATGCGAAGTTGCAGATCGCCGACGGCTACCACCGGACGCTCGGGTTCGCGCACGCCAGGAAACGGACCATCCCGGCGTTGATCGCGTCCGGCGTCGGCAAGCACGGACCGTGGGAGAAGCGGATGCACGACGCGAAGCTGAACCTCACCGCCGACTGCGGGCATCCAGTCGACCTCGCCGGGGTCTGTACCGGACCTGGTCCGTGTGACACGAAACCGTTCGGCGCGGGCGACAACTGGGTCAACAAGGCCGGCGGCCTTCCCGCGTACATTCGCGCGGTCGCGCACGCGTTCACCCGCAAAGGCATGCCCGAGTCACAGGCGATCCAGCGGGCCGTCGGGGTCGTGCGGAACTGGGCTGAAGGCAAAGGCGGCGTCACCGCGCAGACGCGCGCTCGTGCCGCTGCCGCGATAGCGGAGTGGGAGGCGAAGAAGGCGAAAGCGCACTCGCTCACCGCCGACCCGACAGCCTCAGTGGACTTGGCGTGGAACGAGTCGCTGCACCCCCGCAACAAGGGGAAGTTCGCGCCGAAAGGCGCCGCCACGACGACCAGCACGACCGGTGGCGGGAGTCTCCCTCCGGGAGTGGCGGCGAACGTCCGCGACTTCCAACGCCGCATGAAGCTGCCGGTGACCGGTGTCATCGATGTCACGACCGCCGCGAAAATCCGGGCGCTCACCACCCTCGGCGGCAAAGGCAAGAACGGCAAGCGTGCGAAGGCGCGGGCGCTCGCAGCCGCACGCCGCCGGGTCGGGCAGCAGGTATCGCGGGTCAACAGCCTCACCGCCGCGCAACGCGGCCAGTTGCGACAGCGGATGCCCGTCCCGCCGACCGGCTACGTGTGGACATCCAGCAACAACCTGCGCGCCGTCCCGCTGACCGCCGCGCAGAAGATCGCGCCGCTCACCGGCATCTGAACCGAACCTGCGCTTCGAGAGGAACCGTCGATGACTGTCGCCGTCCACACGCCCACGTTGACCGCGAAAACGACGAAAGTCGGCGGCCGGCTCTACCGCAAGCAGGTCCTTCCCGTCGGCGGCCTCGACTACACCGACCCGACGACCGGAGCGAAACGACGCCTCGAGTTCACGAAAGACCGGCTCGATCAGATGGTGCAGTCGTTCAACGACGGCGCTTACGACGCGGTGAAGTTCCAGCTCGCCGACGCGAAGAACACGCACACCCTCGACCCGGAACGGTCCCGCGGCACGGTCCGCGCGTTCGAACTGACTGACCGGGGTCTCGACATGATCGTGGAGGCGACACCGGAAGGCGCGAAGGTCATCGACGACAACCCGGACCTGCCCGTGTCGGCGCGGATCGTCGAGGACTTGACCCGCGCCGACGGGAAGTCGTTCCCGGTCGCGATTCATCACGTTCTCGGCACCCTCGACCCGCGGGTGCCGGGCATGAGCCCGTGGCAGGCGGTTGACCTGTCCGCCGAGTCCGTCCCGACCGTCGACCTGTCGGCGGATTCCTTCACCGAGAAAGGCAAGCAGATGACCGTCACTGCCACGAACACGAAGCCGACTGTGTGGTCGAAGATTGGGAAGGCGTTGGGTCTGACCGACACGGCGACCGAGGACGAGATCGGCGACAAGCTCGCCGCACACCTCGCCGTGACCGGTGATGAGCCGACCGCTGACGAGATCGCGGCCGCTGTCGCCGCGCTCGAAGCCGACGCCAACAAGGAGCCGGTGTCGTTGACCGCTGAGGCGCAGGCCGCGATCGACCTCGCGAACACGAAGGCCGAGCAGGCGATCGAGCGGGCTGCGAAGGTCGAGCGGGACGCTCGCAAGAAGGCGTGGGACACCGAACGCGACGCGTTCCTCCGCGCCGGTGTCCCGGCCGCGCTGGTCGACCTGGCCGCGCCGTGGTGCGGCGGCGACGCGCCGACCGGGTTCATCGACCTTGCGAACGAGCAGACGACCGTCGAGCAGGTCCGCGACGCCGCCGAGTCCGGCTTCCGGAAGCTGCTGGACGAATGCAAGGGCCTGATCGACCTGTCCGTCATCGGCGAAGCCCCCGAACCCGACGACGCCGCCGCCGCAGCCCGCACGGAGCAGGTCAAGGCCCACCGTCAGCGCGCCGGCATCTGAACGGCGAACCCCCTCTCACCCTCGAAGGAGCATGCCGTCATGGCTGGAATCGTCCCGAAGTTCATGGGTCGCAGCATCACCTGCGACGTCGTCGAAGCCGTCACCGGCGGGCAGGTCGTTGAGGCGCGCGCCGCGTCCGGCGCCGCCACCCAACGACCCGTCGGCGTCGCCGCAGCCGGTTCGACAACCGTCCGCGGCGTCGCGTTGATCGACGCGACGAACGCGACACAGTCCGCTGCGCTCGTCTACCCGCTGCCCGTGTCCACGACCGTCCTCGTCGAAGGCGGCGGCATTCCCGTCACCTACGCGGCGAACGCGAACGACGGCGCCGCGCTCAAAGCGGCCGCCGCCGGGAAGGTCACGCCGTGGGTGTCCGGCACCGACGCCGCCGACCTGATCATCGGCTACTGCGACCAGGCGGGCGGCGTCACCTCGTCCGGGACGACCGTCGGCACCATGCGGCTCAACCGCGCCTGACGCACTACGACACGCCGCGCCGGTCCTGGCGCATCCCCCTTGTAGGCCCCGCAGCGTCGGGGCCTTTCGCATGAAAGGAACCCGGCGCGATGCCAACCAACGTGTTCGCCACCACCGACGGTCCCCCTCTGACCGTCAACCAGATGCTCAATGACCCGCTGTTCATCCCGTCGCTCATCCTCGACGAGATCGACCAGCTGTTCGTCATGGAGAAGGTGCTCCGCGCGGCCGGCACGCCGACCGGCGGCAGCATCGTCTACTACGAGTCGACGCCGCTGTTCTCCAACACGACATCGGAGTACGTCGAGGAGTACGGCGACATTCCGCTCGCGTCCAACTCTCTCGGCAACCCGAAGTCGCAGCGGACCCGCAAGCGTGGCCTTGGCGTCGCGATCTCCCAGGAGATGCGCGACCGCAACCAGGTCGACCTGCTCAACACGCAGATCCGGCAGGTCCGGGAGACGCTCGTCCTCGACTTCGACACGGCGTTCATGAACGCGCTGCTGAACAACGGCAGCGTGAACACGTTCGCCGCGTCGACGTCGTGGGCGACATCGACGCACATCCGCAAGGACGTCCTGGCCGCGCGGAAGCTCATCATCGACGCGAAGCGCGGGTTCAAACCCGACACGCTGCTGATGAACCCGACCGACCGGAACAACATCCTCACGTCGAACGAGATCACGCAGATTTACGTCGGCAACGTCGCGGACCGCAACCCGCTGCTCACCGGCGACGCGACGTTCCCGTTCGTCGGCGTGCAGAACGTGATGGAAACCTACGCGGTCGCGGCCGGCACGGCCGTCCTGTTGCAGTCGAAGCGAGTCGGCGGGTACGCCGACGAACGGCTGTTGCAGGCGACGCCGGTGTACAAGTGGAAGCAGGAAGCCGAGGTGTGGCGGTCGGACGTGCTGCGCACCACGGCAGTGTTCGCGGACCAGCCGCTCGCCGCGACCATCATCACCGGCATCTAACCCGGCCTGAACCCCACCGACCAAGGAGACGCCCACGATGGCACGCACCGAAGCGCCGAAGGCCGGCAAGTACGAGCAGCTGGTCGACCGTTACGACGAGTACAACGACAAGAACGAGCTCGTCGCCACCTATGAGAAGGGCGACATCGTCCCGCTGACTGCGGAGCAGGCGGAACGGCTGACGACGGGCGACCGGCCGGCGTTCGCGGAGCCGGGCGCGCTCGCCGCGGCTGAGGCGGCGCGCCTGCAAGCGCAGGCGGACGCGTTGAAGGCGCAGGCCGAGGACGCGAAGGCCCGCGCTGCGGACGCGAGCAAGGACGCGAGCAAGGACGCGA